TGCATAACGGACGGTAACCACAGAAGAAATCCGGCAGGCCGCGCACTTCGTGATACAGCCATGCGCCATAACGCAGGCCTGCGCCAACAGCGGGTTCAATCAATGCCAGCGCGGCTGTGGTGCTTTCGGCCTCTACTGCGGCACCAGAAAGCTGAAACTGGCCGGAATTGGCTGCGGTTTCGATAAGAGGATAGAATTTCATGGGGTTTGTTCCGTAATGTTCTGCCAGCGGTAATCCACCATCAGCGTGGCAACGTACCAATTACCTGTCTGGGCAAGAAAGGAAGGTGGCGTGTAATTCTGGCCATCGTAAAACAGACCAGCGGGCCAGCGTTTATCCGGATCGGTTGGGTCGGTGCGGAATGCTGCTTCAAACGCATTCATGATGGACAGCACCGTGGGTGTGTTCATCTTGCCCTGGTTATCCAGATCTACCGGCTGGGTGCGGAAGGCCGCTTCAAACGCATTCATGATGGACAGCACGGTGGGTGTGTTCATCCGGCCCTGTGGTATCCAGAGCATGATGCAGATCTGTCCGCTTTCCTGCGCCTGCTGATCACCCAGCTCCAGACGGTCTATGCTGGAGGATGCCAGATCCAGAGCTGCAAAGGCTTTCTGATTACTTGAAAAATCCCATGTCAGCGGATCTCCAATCAGAAGGCCCAGATTTGCTGCCACGGCACTGGCGCGGGCAAAGGCATCATTCCAGACTGTTTCCGAGGGCATTAGTCGCCTCCTGCTGCAATCAGCGTCCAGCCGCAGATGGTCGCCCCGTCATAAACGGGCGTGGCATCTGTCAGCGTGTAGGTTTTGGGGCCATCATAAAGGTAGCACTGCGCCCGTGGCGTCACGTTGGCAGCATTCAGCTCATCCGCCAGTGTCTGGGCAATGAATGGCGCTTTGGGCATGCCGTCTGCTAGTTGTGATGACTGCGGCGGCGGTGCATATGCACGTAACGTGACCGGATTCCTGCCATCCCGTGCCGTGAGCACCATCTGGCGGCCACTTCTAGCAAGCAGCCGTTTGCGGGTTTCGGTAATCTGGCCCATCAGGCCATCCAATCCGCAGCGATGCTAAGCCGATCTAATGCACCAACGGCATCAGGCGTTAGGCCGCCAACGGTAGGATCTAGTGCGCCATAAGATGCCGAGCCCACCCCTTGCGTGCTTTCTGATTTCAGAAGCGGGTCACGCCCAGCGGCGCAACTCAACATCTGAATGGTGCTCAGGCAGCCAGAAGCCACGGAAGCGGGAAGGGTTTGCACCTGCAAGGCCAGAAGTGGGTTCTCTGGTGTAGGAATATCCATACCAGGCAACAGAAAGCCCGCTATGTAGATGATATCTACCACAACAGACCTATGAAAAACCATTTGCCGTGGCGGCAGGAATGCAGATGCCATGATGCGTGCATTCTTGCGGTCAACATCGCATTCATCCAGCGGGCCAGACCATGCCACCCTATCCACAGATGCAGATAAAATGGTGGCAACTGGCCCATTGGACAGATTGACGCCCGGAATGCGCCCACGCAGCGTCCAGCGTTCCCGATAGGTCTGGAGCGCCAACGGACGCCCCAAATAATCGGTAAAGCAGCCAGATGCAGCGGTGATAAGCTGCCCAAGCCGCGCATCTTGGCTATCATCCGAGATCTGGAGATATGTTTTCACACTCTCCAGCGTTACCAGATCTGTTTTTTCGGCAGGTGTAATGACTGCAACTGTCATACTGCACCCCAAATAAAAACGGCCTCCAGATGGAGACCGTTAGGATTTGCCATTTTCTGGCGTTTCTGGCTCATTTTCAGCCGGTTTTTCCTCATTTTGAGGTGTTTCCGTCTCTTTTTGGCCCGTTTCTTCCGGCGCAGCGGGTTCCGGTTCAGGCACCGGCTTTGCAGTGCCTTTTTTGGCAGCCACGACGGCATCAGCCACGTTATCCGGAAACATGCCTACATCACCCTTGTTGTAAACAGCACCAATGCCGCCGCAACGGTCTGTAAAGGTTACAATTTTCATTTTACTGCCCCGCAACTGCACCAGGGAACCATGCAGCCCCTGTCAGCACCGCAATGGCGCTATCGTAACGCGTGTTCAGATCCACAGCCTCAATCACGCGCACTAGTGTTTCATCATTCTGGAATGCAGAGCGCGTTTCCCCTGCGCTATCCACGTAAGATGCCTGTGTGCTGACGGCCAACGTGGTCTGGAAAGCATCACCGATCAGGATCTGGGCAAAGTCTGCAAAATACAGCTCAGATTCATTGCCGGCAGTGCCAAGGTTATCAGGCACAGAAGTGGTGCTGGCATAGGGGAAAGCGCCAATCCGACCATCTGCAATTTCAGGGAATGCCAGAGCGCCTGTGGCGGTTTGAAGCTGACTCAGGAATTCCACCAAGGTCGGGTTGATGATGTAACCTGGTGCCTGCATGGGCACGTTATTCTTGGTGAGTGCCAAGCGGAGTTTTCCAAGATCATTGCGCACATTCTGCACGTTGACCGTAGCATTTGCCGCAATGACATTGGCTGCATTAGCCAAGTAACGCAGACCAGCGGGCGCAAAATCGGAAGCCGCCCCACGAATGAACTGCTGATCTTCTGCCAGAGCCATCTCACGCGTGACGTCATTATTCACCATATTATCTGTCTGGATCGAATTATAACGCAGCAGATCATTGGTGATCGGCACCAATGCCCCCAGTTTTTTGGCCTTCATTGCCACCACATCCACCTGCGGTGCTGATGTTGGCACGGGCGCGCGTTCACCCAGCCACTGGGCATTGGATGTGCCGGTCTGCTTACGGAACGTCAGATTGCCATTTGGCATTGGCACGGAAACCGCACCCATTTTCCGAACAGCCACAGCAGGGCGCAGGGCCTCAATCAGATCTGTGGAATAATCGGTATTGACCAGGAAGCCACCCTGCACATCCACAGACTGTTCCATGTTGTCAGCCGCAGCGGCAGCGAAGGTAGATCCCCATGTTTTTTCTGAAAAATCCAGAACAGCACGCATGCCGCCCTCACCACGGGTGGCAGCAACAGCCTGCACCAGACGGGAAAACTTGATGCCGGGGGCAAGATTCTGTTCAGCCTGAGCCGGAACCGTAGAACGGCTACCGGGATTTCCTGCAGGCAGAGGCGCAATCGGACGCGCAGCTGCTGCACGGCGGCGCTCCATGTCGGTTTCTCGCTCAATACCGGCTGTCAGGCGGTCATCTTCTGCCCGCAACTGGTCATATGCTGCTGTTTGCTCTTCTGTCAGATCGCCAGCTTCATTGCTTTCTGATGCAGCCAGAATATTGTCCATTTCGGCATGCACTTCGGCCTGGCGGCTGCGGAGTGCTGTGATGCGGTCACGAACGGGCATTTACGCGTGTCCTTCTGCGAGTTTCCGGCGTGCTTCCAGATCCGCCATTGCAGCGGCGCGACGTGGAGCGGATTTTACCGGCGTTTTTGGAGGGGTTGCGGCACCAAGCTTGGCCAAGGTGGCCGAAAGCGTGCTGATACCATCGGCCATTCCGGCTGAAATGGCGCTGTTCGCCACCTTCATGCCGCCTTTGCCGAAATTCTGTTTTACGTTGTCCACCGATGTGTGGCGGCCCTGTGCGACAGCCTGGAGAAATACGGCCTCCAGATCATCCAGCACGGTGCGGATCTGCGCCTGATCATCATCGGATGTGACATCCAGCCGCTTGTTAGGGGCATTGGAGCTGACAATATCCACCTCCATCATGCCGTTTGCGTCTGGTTCCACCTGTTTTGCACCAGACATGACCACGCCGATGGAGCCAACCAGGGCTGTGTTATCCATCAGGATGGTGGAGCACTGGCTTGCCAGCCAATAGGCGGCAGATGCAGCCATACCGGGCACAAAGGCCGTGACAGGCTTGCTGGATGCCGCAATCTGGCTGGCCATGTCACTCACACCCGTGGTGACGCCGCCGGGGCTGTCAAACACCATGAGGATCTGCTTGACGTCCGCACTGGACAGCGCCGCCTGAAGATCTGCCGACAGGCTGTTGAGGTCTGTAGCGCCTGAAAACTCTGTCAGCAGATTGGCACGCGGGAAAATCGGCCCCATGACAGGAATGGTGGCAACACCCTGCTTGTTGAGCGTGACGTTGTTTGTGCCGTTCATGCGCTTGCCGGCATCAGCCACGGCTGAAAGCATGGTCTGATAGCGTTCTGCGTGCCCATCAGCCCGTAGAACATCCAGCACGGGGGCTTCCAGCGCACGGGCAGCAATGGCTTCAATAGCGCCTAGATGTGCGGGAAGGATCGCCCAAGGCTGTGCCCTGATCGCTTCCAGCGCATAATATCGTGTCATGTCAGCTTCCTGATTCTGTTCCGGCTGGGGTTTCGCCTGCCACACCGATATTGATTGGTCGCCACAGCTCAGATCCGACATCACCGCCTACGGGGTTCAGATCGAAATTACTGCGGGCCTCATCCGTGCTCATCACGCCCGCATTACGGAGAGCAGAAACACCCTGAGCACGATCCAGAAAGCCGCCTTTCAGCAGATCGGATGGATCATGCTTGAAAATGCAGCCTGTATCCGCAAAGGCATGCATGGCGCTATCCGCCACGCGTGCGAAATGCGGGCCAAGGTGATAGATCACGAATTCCAGAGACTGCTGCTCGATATTCCCGAATGTGGCCTTGGACAGTTCGAAAATCAGATGCGGCGGAACGCCCCATGCACGCGCAATATCCAGCACCTGGGCAGTGCGTGTTTCCACCAGCTGCCCATCCTTGTTGTTCATGGGCATGTAAGTGGCTGTCAGACCACTTCCCAGAACCGCTGGCGTGCCTGCATTCATGGGGCCTGAATAGAGCGCCTGCCAGTCTTCCTTGATGGCCTGCCGTTCTGGCGGACTAATTTTACCTTGTGTGGTTAAGATAACTGGAGGCTGACCGTTATTGCGCCAGTAATTCTGCACATAGGTGGCCGTAGCGATGCTCTCGCCAAATGCCTCTTTCATGTAGGCGATAGGGCTAAGACCTTGCAGGCCGTTCCGGCTCATGCCGCTAACGTGCCAGATATCACGCGCCGCAAAGCGCCCGGATGAGCCATCCGGCAGAGTGGTATCATAAAACATACTCTGCCCGGTTGCCCGCTCGAATGACTGCAACGGCAATGTGCCAAACGGATCAAGCCGCGTAAGTGCCACAGGCCGCATAAAGGCATCCCGCGAGACATACGCGTAGAAATTCCCGGCCATCAGTAGATCACTCATCAGGATTTCCCGAAAAGCGAACCGGCTTTGCGCGTCATTTGGTCGCCCGTTCATCAGTTGATAGAGCGGGTCATCCGTCAGTCGGTGCGTGCCAGTGCCATCGTGCCGGCAATAGTGCATAGGCACCATGGCAAACACGCCAGACAGGATGCGCAGGGCCTGCATGACGGCAGGCAGCGAAAGCGTGGTGCGCTCATTGACCAGCACGCCAGAGCGGGAAGGCCCACCCATTGGAAACGAAACCCATGGCCCACCTGCCTGAAAATTATCAGCAGGAGAGCTGACACCAGCTTCCGCATGAAGGCGAGGCTCCCGGCGTGCGGATACCGGCGGCCCAGATCCACGCAGGAAATCCAGAAGCCCCATTATTACATTCCTTCGTAAACGAAACCTTGTTCAGCTCCATGCAGAGCCACACCCAGCGCCATGATCAGAGACACGGCACCGTCAATCTTGTTTTCCACCCGTTCTTTGCGCGGGTAGATGTTGTCCTTTGCATCCGTGTGGCAGACCACGTTGGAGATGCACCATTCCAGAACCGGGTTGCCGTCATGGTGCAGCCTTCCGGACAACACCAGAGCTTCCAGCTCCTTCATGGCTTCGGAAAAGTTCTGCACGGTCTGGCGATATTCGCGCATGGGTACATCTTTCTCAGTCATGCGCTGTGCCAGCTGGGTAGCCTGCCACGGATCATAGGCAACATCCGTGACGCTGAAGCTGTTTTTATCTTCCAGAAGGCCGGTTTCGACTGTTTCAAAGTCTGTCACATCACCCGGTGTGGTCTGAAGATATCCTTCAATCGCCCAGCCCTGATATTGCGCGTTTGCTGCCTCATCTACAGCCCGCTGAGGCAGGTAGAAGGTGGCAAAGGCGTAATAGTGAGTCACACCATCTATCTGGCGCTGGAACAGCCGGATTTTGCACGCAAGGTCGATCTTGCTGGCCAGATCCAGTGCCTCAATGCAGTCATCACCGGCAAAATCATCAATGGACAGCCCATAATCAGCGCATTTTTTCCATGCCTGCATGTCCATCCATGCCTGATCCGCATTCACCCAGACATCCAGATGCTTGGTTTTGAAGTTGTTCTGCGCACTGGCGAGCTGCATGGCCTTGTTAGCAAGGCCTGCAACGTAGTCAGGCATGACAGAAACACCCCAGTTCGGGTTGGCTTTTTGCCACGAGGCAGGGTCTGTCCAATCATCACCATCATCTATGGTGTAGATGATGCCGAAAAACTGCTCATCTTCTGCCTGATCGCCTTTGAGTGGGTAGGGGCTCTCTTCCCAATCCGCCAAAACCTTGCGCAACACGGCTTCCAGATAAGTCCAGAGCTCATAACCAATGCCGGATCTGTTTGAGCCTGCCGTTGTGATGGCCCAGATCAGGGATTGGTCACGCTTGCCGGCACCAGTTTCCACCACGTCATACACTTCACGGGTTTTATGGGCGTGCACCTCATCCAAGCATCCAAAATGGATGTTCAGGCCGTCCTGTGTATCGGCATCACGCGAGAGCGGGCGGAAAATGCCATCATTGCAGGCCGAGATAATCCCGCGCTGCTGAACATCCAGCCCATACTTGCTTGCCAGAGGTGGCGTTTTACGTGTCATGGCCTGGGCATCACCAAACACGATCTTGGCCTGGTCACGCGTGGTGGCCGCAGAATAGACCTCTGGCCCAGGCTCACCATCAGCCGTAAGCATGAACAGCGCCACACCAGATGACAGTGTGCTTTTGGCATTCCCACGCGGTACGCCGATAAAGGAGCGCCGGAAGCGCCGGAAGCCTGTTTTCTTATGCAGCCACCCGAAAACCGTGGTCAGAATGAAGCACTGCCAGCCTTCAAGTGCTATCAGATCACCATCGCGGGCCTTGGGGCCTTTGATATGCGGCATAAGCTCCAGAAAACGGCAGATGCGTTCTGCTTCTTCCTTATCAAAGCGATACGGCCATTTCTTCTGCTTGGCCCGCGCCAGATCCTGCTGCTGCCGCTGGCATGCTGCCACCACCTGCCATGAAGCCGGAATTTTCCCAGATAGGACATCCTTGATGTACCGCTGCGCTTTCCGAATGTAGGGGTAGCTGGCCATACTCACACGTTGTCAAATGGGTTGAACAAGTCGCCTTGCCCGACATCCTTCAGGCGCATGCGGGCAACGGGCGAAAATCCATAATTGGAGCCAATGCTGGTCATGAGCCTGATCTGTTCAGAAATGATGCCTAGCTCTGGCCGTGTCCGGATCATGCGCCCCTGCCTGCCATGCGTCTCGAAGGTTTCCTGACCGGCATCCTTCAGGGACTGTTCATGCTTGCGCCACCGGCTGAATGCTTCGCAGTAGGCCGCGATGCTGTCATGATCCAAAACTGTAAAAAGCCCGCGCTCCACTAAAGGAGGAACAAGGCGCTCCCACGCAGCCCGCGCCATCTCATCCAGAAAATCTGGTGGCGCCGCATATTCAGACGGGAGCCGGACACCATCTTCAGGGAGAGCCCGCTTTCCCGGATTGCCTTCAATCACACGAAGGTGGCGTGGCTTTGGTTTTCTACCTCTCATGATGACCTTCCCTCATGCGAATAGGCAGGAGGGTTTCCATCCAACCATCCTGGTAACTTTTTCCCTCAATTTCGCGGTTGCAAAAATTTGCCCATGGCGCGGTTCAGGTGCTCGCCGCCGGCAGAGATTTGATACCCCCCCACCCGTTTTGACGTGTTTTTCGTCAAAAATGGCGGTTTTCTGCCGTTTTTTGCCGATTTTCAGCGGTTCCAGCTATGATCTCGGCTTGTTCTGGCCGAATGATGCGACTGGCAAAGCGTTCTCAGGTTGCTGGGGTCGAGCCGCCTGGACGGATTTTCCCGCACGCTTTCGATGTGATCGACGTTCAATCTGTCACGCGGCGTTCTGCATCCAGGCACGCAGCAGATTGGATGAAGCGCCAAGTGTTGGGCGCGAACCTTTTCCCATGCCGCATCGTAACCGCGCTGGCGCGATGTGCCGCGCTGCTTATCGAACTCCTTCCGGCGTTGCGCTTCTGGCTTGTGCCAGCGCGGCCGGAAAACTGGAGATCTGACAGGCATGTTTCGCTTTCATCTGGGCATAAAAAAAGGCCGCGTAGCCTGTTGGCTGCACGACCCCTGATCATGGTGTCTAAAAAACTGCATTTTGCGGAGTTTGAGAAGTAAAAAATGCAGTTAGGTGTAATTTTTTTTCGTGATGTCAGCTATCCCCCTGAAAAACCAGCTTTTTGCGGTTTTATCGCTCACACCCAAAAAGCTACCAATCTGCCTCCAGCTATAGCGATGTCGCAGTGAGAGCGGATGGATCATCATCCAGAGCAGCACGACGCGGCGGTGCCTGAAATTGGAAATGCCTTGTACCCAGATGAATGCTTCATCCATGCGGGTAATGGCGGCAGCTGTTGGCATGGGTGGCCGGACTTCACTTTCTGCCACGAGTGTCAGCAGATCATCCATGTCCATCAGCGTTTCGCCCCAGCCTTTACCCCATCCAGCTGGACGGACACCGTGAGCTGGCAGGCATGACATTGTGCATCCGGCCTCAAACAACCGATCTTCCACGGCCTGTGCCATTTCCTGCCCGCTTATGGGCTTGATGGCTTTCATTTCTAGCGAGGTTCCTGCGGTTCCCATGTGGTTCCCTTCTGGTTCCTTTTATTATTTATATATATCAATATGTTAGAAAGAAAGGGAACTAAGGAACTAAGGGAACTGCTATTTTCTCTCACAATGGATTTGAGGCACGGAGAGCGTGCTTCTGTATAGGAGTGAAAAAACAGGTTCCCTATAGGGGTTTTGGTTCCCTTTAGGAAATATAACGAACTAATGGGAACCGGCGCGGTTCCGTTGCGGTTCCATGGTTCCTTTACAGCCCATCGTCACCATCATCAGACAAGCCAAGTTCACAACACCTGACCCAGAAGCAACCTTTGTTCTTCTTACCATCCATGGTGATGGTAATCTGATGCCCGCGTGCGTTACGCGGCGGCGGCCTGTAGCTTTCCATCCGCGCAAACTCATAGACGAACTTCTGCCCGGCAAATGGTGTATCCTTGAACAGCGCCGTCAGCATAGCGTTGCGTGGCCAGATCCACAATCCATCACCTTCACTGCCACGCGGCACATCCTGACCGCTGCGGGGCGTGGGTTCGTTCCGTCTGACAACCCTGATACCATAACTTGCCAGAACGGATGCAACGTTTTTACGGGAGAACGCATTTTCCTCTATATCCGGCTTTTCTTCATTCACCGGCACCAGCATGCGTTCTATGAGCGATGAAAGCGACCGCCGATCTGTTGAACGATCCATCTGCACCTTTTGCGAAAGTAGATGATCTATCATCTGTTGGCTACCACTGGCGGCTTCCGCCGTTTCTGCTGTGCGGATGTAACCCATGACACATTCCACAGCTCTATCTGCCTCAGCTTCTGTTGGCACCTGATCATTGATCAGCACCCACCAACCGGCCAGCAATGATCCCATCTGATCCATTTCACGCGGCTGACAACCGGAACGGCCCACGGCGGCACGGAGGATCACACGCGCCGCACTATAGCGTTGCCATCCTGCCAATGCGCGACCCCATAGCTTTGGCCCAATTTCCTTTGCCCATTCAGCAAATTCCCGATGTTCTGCCGTGTGGTCTGCACCGTTTTTAGGTGCCTGCATTTCCACCAGTGTAAAGCGGCCCAGATGCTGCGCTTCCATATCTGGTGGCCGGATGGATGCCATGATGATGGAACCGGCCACCGCAATCTTGCGGGCTATACCATCCGAACCGCCACGCGCGCCTTTTGTGCCTTCACCACCCGTTGCGGACAACACCAGATCCAGCAGGGCACGGGCAGCACGTTGATCCACACGGTCTGATGCTTCATCCACCAGCATGGGAATGGCGCGACCATCCACCATCTGTTCAATACCGGCCTTTGATGCGTCATTCGTGGCGAATTTGAGTGGAATGGCGTTTTGCAGCACACGCAGCAGGGAAGATTTACCGCAACCAGCAGGCCCTGTTAGATGGGGTGGTTGCCGTCCTCCCCGCACGGCATCGCA